ATAGTTTATCTTTAACAATGTCTATAGTTGTAGCACCTGCTGTTAATAACTTATCAGCTGACTCATCCCAAAGCAAATATGCTCCTGAAGTAGCACCAAAAAACTTAACGTCAACGCCTGTGTCATCAACACCAAATGTAGTCACACCATCTATTTGTACTGTACCATCTATATCTACTGCGTCAAGATTTGCAGTACCGTCTATGTCAGCATCACCGCTAATGTCTAATGTAGCTGCATCAAGCTCACCTGAAATAGTAATGTTTCTACCACCACTAATGTCTTTGTTTGAGTCTGTTATGATAGCTTTACTTGCTATTACTGTTCCATTTGTTATTCCATCTATAAGATTAATGTCTGCTGCACTTGCTGTAACACCGTCTAGTATATTTAATTCTGCAGCTGTTGAGGTAACACCATCCATAATATTTAATTCAGCAGCAGTTGCTGTAATTGCAGTACCGTTAAAATTTATTGCATCTGCGTAGACTGTACCATCAAAGTATCCATCTTTAAATTCTAAAGAGCTTGTACCTAAATCAATGTCATTATCTGTTACTGGTACTATCGCGCCATCCTGAATCCTTATTTGTTCTACAGCAGAACTACTTACTTGAACAAAAACTCCCCAACGATTGTTTGTACTATCTACTACAATCTTGTTTAAAAAATCTTGATCACCTATAGTATGTATATTACCACCTTCACCAGCTGTGCCATCATGTTGATGCCCTGTTGTTCCCGATGTAGCATAAGCAAAAGCATTTAATATTTGATTATATTCGTTATTAAATAACGCTGCTGTTATAGTATCTCCATCTGAAAAACTACTTTGTCGTGTGTAACTTGTCATTCAAATTATCTCCTGTTAGCTGGTGTATAGTCTACGTATATACCATTGATAGCGTAGGGAGGATTTTTATCCTCTGAGCGTATTCTAAAACTTGTAGTGTGTCCATTACCTTGAACTGCTTGTCTAACTGTAGGATCAAGAGTTCCTCCAAAAAATGCTGAACCAAAAACACTTGTACCAAATGTAGCAGGTGTTCTTATTGTACTTAATGTGTACTCTGCTGGTTGCGGTAAATTTGGATCTTCGTAATCGTAACGAACTCTTAATTTAGGTTCTACCGTTCCTTCAGGACTTACAGAAAGTTTTACGTAGTTTACTGTTTTTCTAGTACCGTGATCTCCAAAGTCATAGTTAGGAGTTGTATAAGTTGCTAGTATATTTGCCTCTGTTCCTGCATAATTAAAAGAACTTCCAGAGTCGTGTAAATAAACATACCCATTATTATCGCCATGGTACTGTCGCTCAATTCCAGAATTATCAAAACCTGACGCAATAGACCTAGATTGAATGCCTTTAGTTTCTGACCAAGCCATTCCGTTTGTTGTTAAACTTCCTATAATACCTTTAGATTCTGTAGCTGCTTGAGAAGCTCCTGTATAAAATAATCTATATTGCGACTTATTTCTAAGTACTGCACTAGAAACTATATAGCTACTTATATTTCTTGCTAATTCATTTGTAATTGGTTGTATCGGTCTACTAATAGAGCTTAACTCTACGTCACCAATTCTAGTTGTACCTGCAAGAGTCCGAACTCCATCAGGGCTTAAAAATACTAAGTCGCCACTAAATTCTTGAATACTAAAATTATCTAAGCAACCTACGTTTTGAGTAATTGGAGTAACAACTATTGAAGAACTTACATTTATATTTTGAAGTTTATAAATACTATTCTGACAAAAGATTATAAGATCTTGACGAAAAGTACGAATGCCTACAACTTTGTCATCTAGTTTTATACTACCTGATCCAGTACTTGTAAAGTCATCTATGTCATCTGTACCACTGTAATAAATAGTATTAGGATTGTTTGTGTCTCCTGCAACAACTAAATGTTTGTCGTGTATTATACAAGTCTTAGGAAAAACACTTCCGTCAACTGTAATTTCTTTTGCAAAGTAAGTTCTATTAGTTAAAGCTCCTGTACCTGTCATTTTAAAATAAAAAGGCTTTGTAGCAGAGCCTTGATCTGTTATGATTACTTCACCATAAGTAGAGTCACCTTCGTACAAAGCAAAGTTAGCTTGGCCTTGGCTCGTTCTTGTTAATGTTCCTCTACCTGTAAATGCAGAATAGTTATCACCACCTGCGTCTACCGAAGATCTATTAATTTGTAACCAAGTAATACCATCTAACGTAAAATAAATATTTGTTCCTGAGCAAGCTATTAACCCATCTGCATAAACAAAAAGACCTATAATAGCGTTTGTGCTATTAGGTCTTGCAGCATCGTCACCACCAAAAGGTGCGAAACCATTAATTCTTCTGTAGCCACCATCTGTATCAACTTCAAAGTTTTCTAATACTGTAGCAGAACCTGCAACTGTAAGAATTTCAAATTGATTTAAGTTTGTGTTAAGTCCACCTTTACATGATACAGCATATGGTAATGATTGTGCCATTATATAAACCTTATTCTATCATCTTTAAAATAGCTTGGGGCTGGTTCCATTAAATGCATCTTCATTGTTTTTAATCCACGTTTGTAATCTTCGTTAGCAAATGCAGATGCTTGAGCATTGTCTTTAAACTGATGCATGTAATATCTTGCTCTGTTTATTAATACAGGTACGTACACATCTGGAAAAACTATAGCGTCAGTTGAAGCTGACAAAGCTGTTGGTAAATCATAAGCGTAAAAATAAATTCTATAAACTTTATCAGGTATTGACGAAAGACCAAACTTTCTGTTGTCTGGACTTTTTATAACTCTATCGGGTGTTCCGTAGTTTTGAGTGTCAGCATCATCGTGATTCTGAGCTATACGAAAATAATCTTTCCATTCTTCAATACTAGTAAATCGTAAATTACGAATAGTATAAGGTGCTGATTCACCACTAACACCTACTGTAGTTAGTAAAAAATTATCCCAATCTATGTAGCCATAATCTGTTGTAAGACTACTTGAAGCTGGTTTTAATTCATACCATCGAGTACCAGCTACAGTTTCAACATATGTATTGCCGTACATTGGATCTGTAGCACCAGATTCGCCCGTAGCTAAGAAAGGCCACTGAGGTTCTTCATTGACCATATCTAAGTAAGATCTATTTATTAAATCTTTTACGTGCGTCTGTACTCCTATAGAAGATCCAAAGTCAGAACTTGTAAGCTCTACTTCGTTCATTTCGCGTAGAACTTCATTGCATAGTTGTAAGTATGTTGTAGCCATTAGTGACCCATAGTTTTCATTCGTTGTTCCATACTAAATTTTGAACCTTGCGAATGTCCAGCATTTGTAAACTGTCTTTCTAGTTCAAAAATATTCTTGTATCCTGTTTGACCATCTGACACTATTTTGCGATCAGCATCAGTAAGCATTCTTTCTTCATCCATCATGTACATCATTTACTTGACTCCCGTTGTTTCTAAAAATACGGTCATAATTATTTTGATAGTTTTTTAAACTTTCAGAGTTATAAAACTTTCCAGTAAGACCTAATTGCTTACCTCTTTTTTTATTAGCTCCCCGTATAAATACAGGTTTTTCATTACTTCCTAGTTGTGGCATATAAAAACTCCAAAAGGCTTGGGGGCCTAATCAAAGACCCCCTTACCAGTTCTATTAGTCGATTCCGTAGAACGCTGATACGAGGGCTTCGCCTCTTAGTACCTTAGCTCCATATACGTGTAGTCCACGTACAATGTCACCAAAGCTATCAGGGTCACGGATGACCTCAGTGCTTGTAATAGTCTGAGCAGTTGCAGTAGACGAAATATGTCCAGCAATACATTGACCAGCAGCGTTAGACGTTGCAGCAATGTTATTAGTCTTGTACATATTGAATCCACGTAACTTACCAGAAGATACTAGACCGTTTCGGATAGATCCCTGTCCAGCATTGTAGTCTACTGAAAGAAGTTTAGAAGAACTTGAAGCAAGTACTTCGTAGAACTCTGGATTCGCTAAGAACCATCGTCCTTCTTCAGGAACATTTTGCTCATCAAGAAGTCTAGCCATGTGAGACATTACGTCTATAGGGTCGTGTTCGCTAGAACCAAAACCTATATCCAAGTTACCAGTACCGTCAAAAGTACCAGCAGCAAGGTCAGTCGCGTTGTCTGAACCAAGTATGTGGTTAGGGCTAGAAGCAGAAACGCCAGCAATCATAGTTGCTATAACGCCTTCATCAAAAGCATCACGCAATGCGTAAGCTGCTGAAGAAGTTGCTACGTCTCTGAAGTTAACGTGAGACATGTTAGTTTCAATATCATCAACGATGAATTTGAAAGCGTTTGCTACGTCAACAACAAGAGTTACTTCTTGGTCGGTTAGTTTAGTCTGAGTCACATCTGCTCCACGTTCATATTGGTATACAGTGATTTCAGGTTCTTTGATAATCCTTACACTATCACCGAAAGCTGCAATTTCTCCAGCATAGTCAGTGTTCGTAACAGCTTCTGCTACAGAAGATTTACGAAAAAAGTTTAGTACCTGTTTGGAATAAACCTTTGGTAAGAAAAAAGAATTAGTTTGACCACTTACTGAGTTACCAAAGTTACCGTTAGTATCAGTACCTTGCTCAAAAAATTGGTCGGATTGGTTATAAGCCATTGTATTTCTCCTAAGTTAGAGTATTATTTTACTACTCTACCCTCAGATACTGCAAGATTGATTTCTTCTTCATACTTGTCAAACTGATCTAAGGACATAGCAGCGATTTCCCGTTCAGTCCAGATTTTAGGTTGCTGTGCGTCTACGGCAGTCGTTTTAGTCGATACCATATCAGCAGCAGACCCTTGTTCTTTTTGTCTGGGCTGCGATTTAGTTTGAGTTTGTAAGCCAGCTTCAAATTTAAAAAGATCTATAGCTTTAGATGCTAGAGCAGCATTGTCTGGATTGTTATAAATCCATTCTTGTATTTGCTCTGGCTGTGCTTCAGCCCAATTATGAAAATCTTCAGAACCTCTAATGTCCTCAAAATCAGGGTGCTTAGCTACTAAAGCAGCTTCTGCTTCCCTACGAATAACTTCTTGCTCACGTTGCTGTAAAGCATTTAGTTTTTCTTGAACTTCATTAACTTGCTCTGAACTTCTCATATAAGCAACAGATTCTACTGTGTCATACAAATCAGGGTACTCTTGCTTAAACTTTTCCAGTTCTTCTGGAGTTTTAGGAGCTTCATATTGTGGCTGTGCATCTCTTGCCATAGCCGTTAACTGTTCTTCCTTTTGTTTAAATTCAGATAACTTCTGATCGTAATGACGTTTTAAATCGTCGTATCTCTTTTTATAATTAGTTCGTTTTTTCTTGGGCGCGTCAGCTTCTGCTTCTTCATTAACAGGGGCTTCATCTGAG